TCACCCTCTCGCCGTCGGGGGCTCTACCTTTAGGAGAACCGCCCAGGCATCGTGGCACTTTCCCGGAATTTCAAATATAAACTTATATTGTCCTACCTCTGGAAACTGTAGACCGAACTGAATCCCCACCTGAGCAATGCCGTCAGAGGAAGGTACAATAAGGCTGCCACTCATATCTGGAGCACCAAAGCTTTCGCCCGATTGCTTCACGACTTTGAGCGTAAACATCTGTTCGCCGCTTTCGCCGGGATCGGCGCGTACGTAGACTATGAGCCAGCCGCTATATACCAGCGGCTTTCCAGATTCAAAGTTGACAACGTTCACGCCGGAACGCAGTACACTTATTGTGTTGTCCCTATTGTTGGAAAAGCCGTCTGCCATCAAAAGAATGGCTTTCACAATGCAGTACCTCCAATCACAAGTATATCAGATGGCCCACAGAAACGGCAATGGGTGTTTCTGGCGTGGTCAACAGGGATTGTGTTTGGCTCTGGCTCGCGTGTATTCACGCTGCTTGCAATCGGGGCACACGAGGCTTGGCAGCTTTGCCAGCTTGGTTTCAGCCTGCGGAGCGCAGCAGTAAAGCCGGTGCTCGTAGGCATGGCCGCAGGTGTGCAGGATTTGACGGCGCATCAGGGTTGCGGTGTGTCGCTCCAGCTCCATGTGTCCGGCAGCAGTTCCACGACGTTTGGCGCAATCCGCTTGGCAATCATCTTTCGCATTGTCGGCGCCGGGATCGGCTCGCCCTTGTAGGGGCTGCTGGTGAAAGTCGCGCCCGTCTCGGCAATGAGAACGGTTTCCGTTGCATTCTCGGCAATGGCTTTGTTAAGCCAGTCCTGAAACTCTGCCTGTTTTACTACGCGTAGTTCGCTCATTGTTTCGCCCACGCTCTGCCGTCCACGTTCAAGTCAATCCAGCGTATGTCATGGCTCACGTCTTCCGGCATTCCCATCCCGCCCTGAATGCCACGAGCGGCATAGATAATGTCCCCTTCAACGTAACGCGGAATTACCACCTGTGTCTCCGTGATGCTGCTTTGTACGGCTGTGCGCGTCTGGGTGTTGGTGTAGGTGTAGCTCACGCCATTGCGGGCAGTGATTGCATTGCGGAGCAAATAGGGTTTGGCAACCAGCACTTGCCCGTATTCCTCCACGCCGTCCCATTCTCTGCACACAAGGTAATCCGGTTCAACGGACACTATGGTAAACTGGCGCATCCGCACGGGGCCGTGCCCGTTCCGCTGGCGTGCGCCGTCTATGCCCACGCCCTCGTCATTGATAGAGTCCACCATCTCGTTCAGGCGGTCGGCGCTAAGGGGATCGCCGGACGTCCACCGCTGGAGCGGGTTTCCTCGGTTCGCTTTTGCATTGTCCAGGCTCATAGACCAATGCCTCCAAAATCCCACTCTTCGTAAAGCTGGTAATATTTTGCGCCTTCACCGGGCACAACGTCCACCGGCACTTTGTCGGTGTCGGGATCGCGATACCAAATAATCTTGTCCCACGTGTCAGCCTGATACGCCAAGACGTACTGAACATCAAAGCGCCCGTCTTCCCGTTCTTTGCTGGTTATGTCCGTCATTAACCACGTCCGCGCCGGATAGCCGCGCCAGCCTGCGACGTTTACCTTCCCGATGTAGAACTCAGGCGTTAAAGGTTCTGTGTTCTCAATGCGGGAAATCGTGCGTCGAAGCTGTGGCTTCTGAATATCTACTGTTGCTACCTGCACGTCCCATAGCGGCTGGTCGGCTCTTTTCTTGTGGCGCACGGCAAGCAGCTCGCCGTCAACGTCTGTAGTGGTTTCGGCGGACTGTACAGAAGCGGAAATGTCCTCGGTGTACTGCTCTTCGGCCTTCTGCTTCTCTTTGAAAACGCAGGTCACTTGAAAGATTGTCGGGTCGTCCAGCGGGATTGCATTAACGCTTTCGCAAATACAGTTGCTATCACCAGCATACGGATCGTCAACACGTGGCACCCCTGCCGTGGTCATCGCCGTAATCACGCGCTGATGTGGTGCGGTAGTAACATCGGCAACGATTAGAACCTGTGTAATCTCTCGTCCGTTTCTTGTTTCGGTCGCCGTCGTGCCATTGATAAGGCTTGATGTTTCTATGTACGCCATAGCCGCTCCTTAAACTGCCGTTGCTTGTTTCTTTCCTGCGATGATGTTTTTGATGTCCAGAAGAAGCTTGTTTGCCTTTTTGGTTTCGTCTATCTGCTGCTTTTCGGCAGACTTGCCTTGGCTGCTGTCCCCAAAGACAACACTGGAAACGTCGGCTATGTTCGTTGCAAATGCCCGCCCTTCGCGCTTCACCGGGTCTGTCGATTTCTTGAAATCCGTCTCTGCCCGTTCCACCGCACGCCGCGCCGTTTCATGCGTGATGTCTCCGTTATTTAGAAGGTTTTCGATGTGCTTCAGTTCGTCTTCAAGCACCTCCGCAGGCGTTCTCAAAGACTTGGTTAACGCGTCGCCCGCCCGCTTCATTTCGTCCTGTGCTCGCTTGTGCGCTTCCAGCTCGTCTTCCATGTGCTTCATCCACTTCGCGTGGTTATCGTCGATTACCTTCTGAGCGTCGGCAGCAGCCTTTGCTTGCAGCTCTGCGATTTTTTCTTGGTTCTGAAGAATCTTTAATTGGTGAGATTGCCAAGCCTGAAGAATTTTAGTGTGCTCAGCGCTGCCAACGTTGAGGCCGTCCAACTGCTCGCGAAGCTTAGTCACGAACGGCTTCATCAAATCAATTTCGCGTTCAAGCTCAACAATAGGGCTGCCCTTTGAACTCATCTTTAAATCAAACATAGATGAGTCCAGGCGCAGCTTTGAGGCGTCGAGTTTCGCTAGCTGCTCTTGAACTCGCGCCAGCTTTGTTAATTCGTCGCGGTACAGATTCGCCTGTTCTGTCAGCGCCTTCATCTTTTCGCCGTTTTCGAACCAGTCACTATTCGCAACGTCGAATTGCCGGTGAACCTCTTGCAGCTTGCCGCTGATAGAGTCCATCACAGACACAACGTCCTGAGAAAACATTCCGGGGTTAGTCTCTTTGCCGACTAGGCGCCCCACGGTTTTCAGGACATTAGCATAGTCCGCCGTGTGCTTAGCCATGTTCGCAGTGTGTTCTGCTGCCGTCTTCTGAACGTGGTTGTAGATTTCGAATCCGCCAACCACGAGTCCGAGACTCGGCCCCATCTCCATCATGTTCTTGGCGAGACTAGCCGCTGCGTTGCCTTGTGCGCCCAGAGATTGCGCAACAACGCCAATGGACTGCTTGAAATCTTTCTGTCCAAGCTGCGCACGCGTCGCCGCGGCCTGAAACTTCTTTAGCGAAAATTCTGCGCTCAGCAGTCCTTTTTCGAGTGCTCCCGTGTTGGCTCTTAACGAAACATCTAAAGCGGCAATTGACGCCATTACTTTCTAGCCTCCTTTTCAATCGCTGCTCCGAGTTCCTTGCCGAACGTGTTGAGAACTTTTGAGGACTGAGACAGCAACGCAGGACGGAGATAAGGTTGCGCCCGCATCTTCGAGGTTCCAAACTCCACCGCGCCCGCGTAGTAATTCGTTTCAGGGAAGTCTTTCGCGCTCGTCATCACGCGAGCACCTACCTTGCCCTTTTTGCCAAAGACGCCCAGCTTCAGCGACTTCTCTAGATTGCGCTCACGCTTCGGCACTAACTGCTTCGCTCTGCTGAGTACGGGTGCCATTGCCTTCTTTGCCGCCGCCTTTACAAGCCGATTCTGCGTGTTGATCCCCAGCGCCTTCAACTTTGCCTGAAGCTCTGGGATTCCAACGACAGAGATATCAATGAACTTGCCAGCCATTTACGCCGCTTCCGTTTTGTCGTAGTCGCCGATCGTGTTGACGCGCTGTGCGTGTTCAAAAAGCGTTTTTAGAACTAAGCCGTCAATCGCCTTCAGTTCATCCGCGCTGAAAAGCCGCTCGCCCTTTTCATCGCAAAGGCAGATTGCAACTAGTTCGCGGTCAAGGGCAACAGGTGCGTTAGTTTCTTTCGCCAGCTTGCACTTGCCCGTCAACTCTTCCCGCTCGCCGCAGGCAAGTCGGCGGATGAATACCTCTGTTTCCCATTCAGGAATTTTCACCGCCTCGCGTTTCAATCCGACTGCTACAATCTGTTCCTTCAAACTTGCCATTGCCCGCACCTCCCTTTGCGATTCCCGGCAGCCGTTCCATTGCTGCCGCTATTCTCTGTGCTTCGTTCACAAGCTCATCCAGGCGGACGTGTTCGCTGGCAGTCAACCGCCGCAGCTTCACTGCTTCCGTCATCGCCTTCACTTCTGCGTTCAGTTCCTCTCCGCGCTTCACAAGGCGGAGATATTCAGTCAGCGCAAACCCGCGCTTGCGTAGCTGCTTGCGAAAGAATTTCGCTTCGTGTGGCGTCATGGGTTTAAGCCGTTTTCAGCCGGGAGAGAACGTCGGCGTATGTCGGGTACGACGGCATGGTGCTGGACGGCGGGGGTACCGTCTTGGCGTAGGCTTCCTCAGAGATGAAACTGCACGCGTTGTGCTTCCACTTCGCCCAGGCTTTCTCCCATTCGCTCAGCCGCCGCTTCATTTCTGCGTCAAGCAATTCACTCCGCCGCGCTACTTCCTGTTCAAAGATTGCAGCCGGGACTTCCTGCGTCTCTGCGCCGGATTCGCCTTCCAGCGTGCTTCCCATGCATGTCAGCGTTAGCCGTGAAAGGTCGGTGAACTCCAAGCCGAAAATCGCGGCATTCTCAAAGCGCAGCAATTCAAGCTTTCGCCGTGCGTTCTCGCGCTGTTCAATCTGATAAGCTAAGTTTCGCTGTTCGGCTTGCAGCGCATTCGAACGATCACAAAGCTCCTGAACCAGGCGCATGTATTCAGGATGAAGCGCCGCCAGTTCGGCAGCCTTTGCCCACATCTGTTTTGCGAGCGCATCAATTTCTGCCTGCGTGCCCGCCTGCTTTTTCAGCGCGTCGGCTTTGCGGAACACGTCCACCATTGCGCGGAAATCTTCAAGCGTTCGGTTCGAGTCAATCAGCGCATGGTGTAGCGCCTCGGTGTCCTTTTCGCTGAACTGCTTCCCTTCAGCCTCGGCTTTGGCAAAAGCCGCCAGAGACTTCGTGGCGCTCGCCGTTTTGCCTGACAGCCAATCGGAGAACTTTGAAATCAAACCCATGCTTACAGCCTCCCCAAAAGTGCGCGTGCATCAGCACTGCGCTAAAATTTTTTCATAGTTTGCTTTGAAAATGGCCGGATGGCTCGCTGCCAAATCCTCAAGCTGTGCAAGCTCGGCACTGCGCTCTGCTGCAAGAGCCAGTTTTTTATTGCGCTCGATTCCAGTAATCGACTCGTATTGATTGTGCGTGTAGATGCGCTTAACTTCTTTTCCGGAAAGCAGGCATTTGTTTAGAAGCAGCTCGCCCGCCACGTCGCAGATTGACTTGAAGTGATAATGAATCGTGTCTTCCAATTCATCCTTACACTTCTGAAACATATCGCTCCGGCTCAACGTCATGCGTCCGTCAAGCTGGCTCAGCAGTTCGGCAATCTGTTTGGCGTCGCCTTGATTCCAATGCTCCCCAAGCGTGAGAACTTCATTGGAAAAGATGGCCTGCCCCAATGGCCCGGCCAGCGCAACGGTTAGCCGCTGCCACAGCGTCCCCATGTGGTTGCCGGGGGGATGCCGCCATTTTGTTTCGCCTGTGCCGCTCGTGCGGTCAATCGACGTGTAAGCCAGTTCGCCGCTTTGCTCAATCACAATCACGGCGTGCGCTGCTTCGTGTACGGCAAGATGAACAAGCGGATCGTTAATTTTCATCGGTCGCGCCTTCCAGCTTTGATTCGGGGTTGACCGACTTTGGCGCTTCAGTTTCAAGACAAACGATGCCGCGGGATTCATAAATGCTGCGTTCGCGATTCGGTTGCGCATCGGCCAACGCATCCTTGATTGCGCGAACACCGCTTGAATAGATTTCTCTGATGCGTTTCAACATGAGCCATTCCGCGCCCGCATGAACTGTTCGAACTCGTCCTGCTTCTGCTCAACGATTGCGTGGACTTTCGTGCGTGATGCCGGGGTTAATCCGAACTCCCGCAGCGCCTTCACGATTCGTTCCCACGCGTTCTGCATCAGCGAAACCGATGGATGAACATGCACGGCGCCCGTGCCTTCTGACGTGAACGTGAGCCCAGCCTCTTCAACGTCCCGCTTTGCTTCGATGTACTGCCCCATTGCGTCCACAAGCAGCCCTAGCGCGATTTTGTCCGCAGTCGTTGAAACGCCCATCTCGGCAAGCTGCGACGCGATTTCCGGCCAGTGCTGGCGAGCGGGGCCTGATACCCAGACGGGACAATCGGGGGCAGCGGCTTTTAGCTTCGGCTCAGCGGCGTTCAGCTTTCGCTTGCCGGGGTTGCCTTCCAGGATTTTCAACACAGTCGGCTTTGGTGTTCGTGGCATTGGTACAGCTCCAACTTTTTACTTTCGGAATCGCGCTCACTCGCCTAAGCCTGCGCGCTCGGCGGCATTGGTGCACTTCTGGAAGATGTGAACCGCCCTCCCCCTCATGGTGCATTACCTATGAAAAAGGTGCTCAGTGCGTTCGCCAGCCTTAACCATTGCTTCAACCTTGCGATGGCACGCGATGCAGAGCGCAGCGCAGTTGCATTCATCGCATGCAAGGTCCGGCCTGACGATGAGCGGTACAATGTGGTGGCATTCTTCAGCAGGCGTCACGATGCCTGAAGCTTGATGATGCCCGAACGGGTCAACACACAACGGATGCGCCTGCTTGAACCACTGGCGGAAGCGCTTGTAACGCGTGCTTCCTCGAATCTCTTTCGCCATGCTAAGCAGTGGGTCTGCATCACGCTTCACTTCATAAGCAGCGCGTGCCTGCTGCTTAGTCCGCTGTCCACTGCTCCGATGTACTTTCGCCGCGTGTGGCATCGCTTAGTCCTCGGCAATCGCCGTGCGCGGGGTTGCGCGGGGTTCGCGAGGGCTAGACAAAATCGCGACGATACCCGCCGTGATTGTCTTGTTGGCTGTCTCGGCAATCGAGACATAAGCGCAATCGGCATTGTTCAGCGCGGCGCCCACGTCGTCAGCGGTGAACTCGATAATCCAAATCGCGTTGGCAACCGGATTGTTCGCGGCAAAGTTGTAGCCTGCCGCATCAGCGTTAGCGCCCGCACTCCAGGTGTCTACCGTTGCGCTTGAGCGGCACACGCGATAGCGGAAAGGCATTGCCGTTGCGCCCGTCTTGCTCGTGTCTGTGCAGGCTTTCACGGTAACGAGGTTACTGATTCCGGCGTCCTCGATAGCGCCCGTGGCAACAACAACAGCCACGCTGCGATAATTGCGTAGACACAGGACATCTGTGTCCACGCCACCGGCGAACGCATCAGCAGCAGGGGAGAGAAGGTTGACAATGTGATGGTCATAAACAAAGTCTTTCGCGGGCATGAATAATTCTCCTAGCAGTCGATGTTGGGGAAGGATGCCAAGCTCAGCGGTTTATTGCGGCATAGCGTGAGCAGGGCAAATACGCTTACCGGATCGCCGCTAAACGCTTTTTGTTTGAGTTTGGCAATTAGTTCCGCCCGTTCCGATGGACTGATGAGCGGTTCCGGTGCCTTCTGTCGTGACTTCATTTGCAGTACCTCCATTCGCCACAGTTCGCTTGTACACGACGGGAAGTTCAGAACGTGTCACACACGGGGTAGAAAATTCAGAATTTCTTTTTGCGATTACAAAGTTCGCCCATTCCAGGCGGGAAATGTCGAAAATGGCAAGGAATGCGTCCAGGTTCTTAGCCAGCTCTGCGGCGTCCTGTGCCGCCTGCTGCTGCTTATCCTGCCTGTGTCGCCGCTGATAGCACGCCCAGCATTGCCGCCCGCGTGCTCGTGCTGGTCTGTCGCCGCAGTCGCTGCATGTGCGGAGTGTCGTTGTCATGGTTTGCCCTTTCCCCTAACGCGCAAAAAGCCACGTCACCGCCCCGTCCGGCAACGCCTGTATTCCGACTCTCACGCGCTTGAATGCAATCGTGCGATGGTTCGCCTGCGCGTTTGCGTCCTCAGGCGTGGCATACTCCCCCGGCAGCGTTGATATCGTTCCGGTCCTGTCGCACTGAATCACGATGCGGTGCATGTGCTCGCCTCCATGTTTGCAATAACCTCAGCCGTCGCGGTGTTAATCGTGACAGGCACGACAAGCGCCGTTGTGTCTCGATACCAGCCATTGCAGCGCCTGCCGTAGTCCTGTGCGTGCGCCTTCGTGTCGAACATTCCGCCGGGAAGCAGCTCTAGCTCGCCATTGCTGCGGCGGATGCATACGGCCCAGCATTCAAGGATCGGCGGTGCTTCCTGCTGTTCGAATAGTTCCATTAACTTTCCCTCCAAAACGGGCTATCTGCCGGAATGCTGTCCAGGTGGTAGCGCTTTAGGGCGATTTCGAAGTGAGCCAGCCGCAAGCCGTCGCCTCCACGTTTGGCAAGCTCTGCCTCTGCCTCTTCCCTTGAGCCAGCTTCAAAGTCCCTTAGCGGCTCATAGCTCCCGTCTGCCTGCCGTTGCGCAATGCCCCAGCGTTCAACTTTGCTGATGTAGTGCGGTCGCATCTATTGTCCTCCGTCGTTGTGCTTGCTCTGCTGCTGGCGTTTTGCCGCAGCTTTCAAGCTGTCCAGGAATGCGTTGTTTTTGCTGTTATCCGTTTCGGGGAGCGGCTGAAGCGGGACGCGAAAAGCCGCTTCCTCCTCTCTCTTTAGAGAGTAGGGGTGTTTAACGCCCTTCTGTGTGGCTAACCGTTTTTCACTGAAGGGCGTTTGACGCCCCTCTGTGTCTGAAAGCGATTTTTGCTGAAGGGCGTTTAACGCCCTCTTGTGTGGCGTCACGACGTAATAGCGCGTACGCGTACTATCGGCTGAAACCTTCTGCCGTGTCCGATAGGTAATCAGCTTCAATGCACGAAGCGTCTTCATTGCCTTTGAAATGGCTTTCACGCAGGAAAGCCCCGTTGCCTCAGCAATGCGCTTGCGGGTCGTTGTGATCGTCGTCTTCCTAGTCCGCGCCACCGTGTTGATGATGTGCAGGAACACAGCAGGCGTTGAAGACGAGGCGCGTTGCATCTCGGCAATGGGAAGCTTCAAGCGCAAGCCTCCATTGAATCGGGAACGTAGGTGTCAATGAATCCGCGTGGCCCGTCGAACGTCAGCTTGCAGCGCGTGTACCGTGCGCCGTGCCTGTTCTTGTCCACGCCGAGATGCATGAGCCCCGGCGAAAGCGGTGCTCCGCTCGCGTCGAACAGCTCCACGCGCTTTATCAGCATCACGCAATCGGCGTCTTCCTCGCCACACTGCCGAAGATGATGCAGCCCGATTTCGTCCAGGTCATCGCTTTGGATTTTCGCGCCGGTGCGATTTACTTGAATGGCACAGACAACCACAATGCCAAGCTCTTTGGCGAGTTTCTTCAGTGCCCTGCTAACATTGCGTGCTCTGTCGTACTCAGTTTCGCTCTTTTCATCACGAAGCCAGCTTGACTGATCCACAAGCACTGCCTGCAATCCGGCTGCGCGTACTCTGCGGCAAAGCTTATTCACGTCGTCTGTGCAGCCGTCAATCATCAAAGGCAATGCCGCAAGCGCCTCTTGAGCCTCTCGAATCCGCCGGCGTTCGTCGGCAGTAGGTCCGCCGTCCTGCTCTGCATGCTGGTAAGCCAGTATTTGCGACGTAGGCACGCCTGAAGCGATGGAGAGCAGCTTGCGGACTGATTCGGGTATGCCGTCCTCAAGCGTGTCTAGAACCGTGCTGATGCCGTTCTGTCCCATTCGGAGAAACATGTTTCGCAGAAGCGTGCTTTTTCCGTCTGACGTGCGCGCCGCTAGGTATGTCAGTCCGCCGGGTGTTAGTCCGCCGCTCAGCGCGTCATCCAGCGCAGGGAAGCCGGTGGAAATCTTCGGTATAGGGTTCAGGATTTCTGGGTGCGTCAGCGCCAGCGAAAGCGGCTGCAATGCATTGTCCTGTCCTGCCGCCGTGCGCCTTCCCGCGATAGTCGCAAGCTTGTCCTGAAGCTGCTCTATCATCTCAAGGAAGTCATCGCTTGAACTTCCGTTCCTCACAAGCTTCTGGCATTCGTACAGCTCGCGGGAAGTCTGCCGCAATTCGGCATAGCGCAGGATGCCGTCAATGTGTTGATCGATGCAGACCGAAACACTCGACAGCGCAGCCTGTCCGTATAGCTGGTGTGCGAGTTCATCGCAGCCAAATTGCTTCCAACCGTCATGCTCCCAGCCTGCTGAACCATCCGGTCCAGGCGGAGCTATGTATTTCCCTTGCTCAATTAAAAGGTTTTCATCCGGCACTCTGCCGTTGTCCTGAAAGAAAATCATCAGGTTGACGTAGATCAGCCGGTACTTTTCTAGATAGAAGTGCTCACCGTGGACACGCGTAAAAATGTTGTGCGCCGCTTTAAGGTTTTCTGCATTTTCAAGCACCCCCAAAACGATTGCCCGCTCATGCTCTTCGGAATGCTGGTTAAAAAGCGCGGTCAGCTCGTTTCGTTCGCTTGCGCTGTATGCATCGGTGGATTCGGAGTTGTGTCCGCGAGTCCTCCAGTCGGCGTTACTCATTCCGCGCCGCCTTCCCGCGCTGCCTGCGCTTCATTCAGAACGCGGCCCATGATTGAGCCCATGCGCTCCGGCGTCTCAATGTCCACGGTGGCGAAAATCTCAAGCTCGGCGTCTTCTCCCAGCTCAGCCCGCAGCCGCTGAACGGTGGCGTGATAGGCGTCTTCTGTTTTTGCTTGATGCGTCCGGCCTTTCGCGTCGGTAATGTGCCAGACAGTGCGAAAGCTCATTTCGCACCTCCAACGCCTGCCGCATTAAGAAAGGCTGTTAGCTTCTCGCAGTCGAAGCGGATTGTTCCATCTGGTAGCGTGACGGCAGGGAGTTTACCGCGTCGTGCCAGCCGCTTTGCCTTGCCTCTCGGCAGCTTCAGCAATTCGTCAACTTCGGCGGGTGTGAGATAGCGAGACATAGTTCAAACCCCTTTCAAGGGGAATTGAACTATTAAGAATGTGGTTAATCATTGGTTCTAAATGTTGAAGAATATGGTGGAATGTAGGTTTTAAAAGTTTTTGATCTTAACGTACGCGCTGCCACGCCCTTTTTTATCGTTGTGCTTGATAAATCCCTGCTCTGCGATCCCGGCAAGCCATCCAGACTTTACGGAATCGTCGCCGTCGTCCTCTTCAAACGTGGATCGCGTAAGCACCGCAGCCAAAGGAAGTTTTCTAAGCCTTTCGGTATATTGCTGATGAAACACAGGGCCGATTCCATCCGGACATTCTGGCACCTTTGGCGCCTCGCTTTCAAAAAACGTTCCTTGCCCAGGCGCATCCTTTTCCGGGGGTTCGTCCGGCACATCAGCCGCACTAGAAATCAGCTCTGCCGCCCGCTTGATTTCTTTTGATAGTGCCAAATCCTTTCGCCCGTGCTCTTGCAGATGGTCGCACGCTTCACAGATAGCGTTCTTTAGTCGTCCATATTCTACACCTTCGATTCTGCGCAGCTTTGGATCGGAAAGAATCTGCAATGCGCTTTCGCGTGCCCGCTGAATGAACTCCGATTGCAGCTGCGTCAAAAATTCGGTTTCTTTCGCCTCTTCGTCAACGTCATCAAATGCAACAGCGCCAGCGGCAACCTCTTCCAAGTGTTGCGTAAGCGCCCGCAGCACAGTCGCTTCAAGGCCAGCCTGTCTAAGCTTCTGCGCAGCACCTGAAATTGACGGGGCCTGAACCTTTTCTAAGTACCCAATCCAATATTCACACATAAGCGCATCGAATCGGTCTGCGGTCATAGATTGTTCGCGGGCCTTTTGTGCGAGCTTTTCACGCAGGAGAAATGGCGGATAAACTTGATAAAGATAATGCTGGATTTCGTCTGCATTCATACTGCGCGATTCTCCGTTTCGCGTTTAACCGGTTGCAGCGTGCAACCAGTTCTCCGATTTGTAGTGCCGGGGGCTGCGGCTCGGAGAAGCCGCCCGCCGTCGCGGTGCCCCCGGCGTGCTCGTCAGTTTATTCGTCAATCGGCTTCTTGTCGCCGCACTTCCGGCACCACCAATACCTGCCACGATGCCCGAGCAAGAAGTCGTGCTTGCACTTCGTCTCCGTCGCCGCTTCCAGATTCACGGTTGCGCCTGCCGTGTCGCGGATTGGCTCGGGCTCTTCTGCTGGCTCTTCGTCCAGCTCGCGCTCCGTCGCCTTGCGTTCGTTGCACTGCTTGGCGGTTTCAATCCTGCGGACTTCACCAGTCGGCACCCACTTCGAACGCATCGCGGCAAGAAGTCCGGAAGTGAATAGCGTTTGGCTTCCAGCCGCGTAGTGGGCGCTTCCATTCTCGTTCATAACAACGGCCAGGAAAGCCTTTGTGCGCTCTTCAATCTCTGCAATATGAATGTGTGCCCGATGCGTCAAGCGCTCTATACTTCGTTTTACGTGGTAACTTGGCAGATCGCATCCGCGTAACTCCTTCCATTCATCCATCCAATGCGGCTTTGGAACATAGGTGCTTGACCTGGTTGCAAGATATTGCGCTGCGGTTTGGAAGCAACAAAGCGCCGTCTCTCCGCCCGCAACCCCACCCGTTACAGCAAGCGTTACAACCTCGTGTCCGGCTTCACGCGTCAGCGCTGCAACGGCACACGCGTAGGAGAGCCCCCGAATTTCTGCAACCAGCTCATTCATTGAAAGCCGCTTCACGCGCTCCACTTCAGCGTCAAACTCTTCACGCGCTTTCACGCGCCTTGCCATCATCGCCGCCATTGCCTTTGCTTGATTTGCCCGCGCCTCTGGCGAGCGTATTCCCTTGCATGTTCCCATATCGCCTCCCTCTTGATAAAGGGCAGCGCCGCGCTATGATGTGCGCGAACGATGCCTAACCGGGTAACGTTCAAACCAGCGGCGCAAAGGGGTTCCAGCCCAATGCGCCGCAACTAGTTAAGACACCTGCCGAATTAAACGACGAATCACCTCGCCCCGAGAACACTGCCAACGTTGACAGATTAGTTCTAAACGTGCATCGGCATCCTGATCTAACCGGACTGCCAATGTTTGACTCTTCTTCCAGGCTGAACCGATTCGCTGAACTAGGCTCTTTTTACTCGTCATTCTGAAGCCCTCCCCAAAAGTTGCAGAGAAGCATATTCACGCCTCGTGTAATTGCAATACAAAAGCAATACATTTGCAATGCCATTGTGTTGCGCTTTTGGAATGGAACGCATGCGCTTTGTGGGCTACTTTGCAGGCATGACGAAAGAGAGGGTACGGTTCAAACCGAAGGTCGATAAAACGCTATGTGTGCGCGTGGACCAGGACAGTCTAGACGCGCTCGACAAGCTTTGCCGTAAATGGAAATGCACACGCGGTGAAGCCGTACGCCGCCTAATCAAGTCTGCGCGATAAGCGGCTGCAGCGGCTCGGGAGCGCCTGACGTTTGGATGCTATTTGAGCTGCTCATAATACTCGGCGCGTTACTATACGCCCTTTGGTTACGCCGTGATGCACAATCTTTAAGCAATGGCGCTCGTTTCCAGCGACCATGGTTGGTGCGTCTCGCGCTTTCCTGCTGTGTCCTATTGTTTGGTTATATGTTGGTTGTTTTAAATCAAATGTACGGAGCTATCCCAACATGGCAAGTGATAAGCCTTAATTGCGCTTTACTTGCTATGATCGTCGCTGCATTGAATGGTATCGTTTATCGCGTCGAGGTGACTGTTGAGGGCTTGTACATTAGAGGCCTTCTAACAACATCATTTGTTCGATGGAAGGAAATTGTGCGTTGCAAGGTACCCTTTGATCATCTTCAAGAAATTGTTCTGTTGTTGGATGGCGGAAGAAAAGTATCAATATCGCCGCCACTTACTGGATTCTGGCACTTGGTCGAACTCATCAGAACTCAAGTTAAATCAGAAAACAGTACGAAAGTCCCACCGTAGGGGGCTGGCCTTCAAACCTCCGCTTTCGCCAAGTCCATGCTCATCACGTCGGGGTCGCCGTAGTGCTTCAAGATCATCTCTGGAGAGTTGCCCATCAGCTTTGCCACCTTGTCCGCGCTATAGTTCGCCTGCATCAGCCAGCTTGCGCAGGATCGGCGTGCAATGCGGGAATCCATTGTCTTCTTGATGCGTGCCGCCTTTGCTGCCTTCTTAAGCGCCGCTTTGTACTGGCGGTTGTATTCCTTCGGATCGTTCCAAGCTGTGCCGTCCACGCAGGGGAACACCACGGCATTCTTTTTCAGCCGCGCCTTGATGATTCCTCGCGTGTCTGCCGGTACTGGAATGTCTCGCGGCCCTGTCTTCAGGGTCAACGTCACGCGTGCGCCGTAGCGGTCTTCAAACACAAGCGGAGCCAGCGTCAGCTTTGACAGGTCTTTGGAGAAATTGTTTCGGTGCAGCGTAATGCATTCATCCGGTCGCAAGCCAAGCGCGCATTGCACGCGGAACAAATCCGCCCACGGCTGCGGCAGCTTATCGGCAACCTTGCCCGCCTCTTCTTGCGTCAGATAGGTAATGACTCCGTTCCCCTTCTTTGTCGTGTCATTGACTTTGCTCGATTCGCTTGTGTTCGGTCGCGCTACTGCCTTGCGGTCTGGATTCGCGCCCGCGTGTTCAAGCATCTTCAGCGCGTAGACGCGTATCTGCATCCGGCGCGTAGGGCTGATGGTTTCGCCCCTGGCATTCTTCAAGCTGTGAATCCAATCGTTAAGAAGCTTCGCACCTTCCGGCGTGTCGAACATGTCGCAAGGCGTGTTGTTGTCGAAACGCTCGCACAGGCGAATTAAATCCCATTCAATGTTTTTAATGGCGTCTGCATCGGGAATCTTGCCCGGCTCGCGGCTCAGCAGTCCAGCTCGGTAGTCCTTCATGAACTTTTCCCGCGCCTTCTCCAACGTTAGCGCCGGTCCCTTCGTTGTCTTTTTCCCGCGCCAGTGTTCCAGCTCGCGGCCCTGCTCTTCAATGATTTTGTATGCCTCTGCCAACTTCAGCCGCAGCCCGTCGTTCTCGGACTCAAGCCGCGCCACCTCATCGCCGCCAGTCTTAAGCGGCTTGCCCTGCTTCTTTGGGATGCCGCCTTTCAGCGTGACTACATTCCCCTTCCCTAGCCACTGCTGATAAACCTTCTGCGGCGTCTCTGGTGGCGGTGGCGGGTTCAGCCACAAATCCGGATTCATCCAAATCCGGTGGAACGCGTTCAGGTTGGCAGTTGCTTCGGAAGCAGTGCCGAAAGAAAAACAGACTGTGCGCTTAAGAACCGGGTGCTTGATGCGGGCTAGATAAACTTCGCCCTTGAGTTGAGGCGAGACAAGCTTTCGGATGCGCGGCAT